CGTCATCTCCGGGTTGGGCTGGCGGTAGAGCAGCTTATACAGCGGATGCTCCGTTGCCCGTTCCTTATCCCGTCCCGCGCTGTCGGTGTACCTGTACAGGTGGAGCGGAAGCCCCGCCACCGACTCTGCCAGCAGACGGACGCAGGCATACACCGTGGCGATCTGCATCGCGGATTTCTCGTTGACGGTTTCGCCGGAGTCTGCCTTTCCGAAAACAAAGGTCTGCCCGGAATCACGAATGCTGTCCTCAATCCTGGGAGCGTCCCTGGGGCTGATGCCCAGCCACTGCAAAAATCCCATCTTCAATCCCTCCCCATAAAAAATGGGACCGCCCGGTTGTCCGGGAAGTCCCTGCGGTTTTTCACGATATTAGGATACTACATTTCTCAATACTAATCTTATCAGAAAGTGGACAAGCATCAGAAGGATAAAAGGCCGCGGGTGTCGTAGACGCTCTCCCCGGTATCCAGCCCACAGCGGATGGCGCGGTCAAGAGCCATGATGGTCGCCACGGCTCCGTCGATCTTCTCCGTGCTTTTCTCCTTGTCCGCCTTGATGTTCCCGGCGGGATCTGTGCGAATGAAGATGTTGTCCATCATCCAGCGGAGGACGGGATGCCCGCCGTGGGCGATCCGCTTCTCCAGCACCAGCTTCATCAGTTCCTTCGTGGGCGGGCTCATGTCCTTAAAGCCCTGCCCAAAGGGCACTACAGTAAAGCCCATGCCCTCAAGGTTCTGCACCATTTGGACGGCTCCCCAGCGGTCGAAGGCAATCTCCCGGATATTGAAGCGTTCGCCCAGCCCTTCGATGAATTTCTCGATGAAGCCGTAGTGGATGACATTTCCCTCCGTGGTCATGACCGCTCCCTGCCGCTCCCAGACGTCGTAGGGGACGTGGTCGCGCTTGACGCGGAGATCCAGTGTGTCTTCCGGTACCCAGAAATACGGCAACACATAGTATTTGCCGTTTTCATCCTCCGGCGGGAAGACCAGCACGAACGCAGTAATGTCTGTGGTGGACGAGAGGTCAAGCCCGCCGTAGCAGACGCGGCCTTCCAGATCGTCCTCTGAAACAGGAAACGCACAGGCATCCCATTTGTCCATCGGCATCCAACGCACCGACTGCTTTACCCACTGGTTGAGACGCAGCTGGCGGAAGGAATTCTCCTCGCCCGGATTCTGCTTTGCGGACTCGCAGGCGGCCTTCACCTTGTCGATGCCGACCGTGATGCCCAAGGACGGATTTGCCTTCTTCCAGACCTTCGGGTCCGTCCAGTCCTCATCCTCCGCCGCGCCGTAGATGACGGAATAGAAGGTCGGGTCGATCTTCCTGCCCGCCTGGATATCCAGCGCCTTCTGGTGTACCTCATAGCAGATGGAATTGGTGTCGTTTCCGGCTGTGGTGATCAGGAAATACAGCGGTTGCATCCTCGCGTCACCGGATCCCTGGAGCATGACGTCAAACAGCTTTCTGTTGGGCTGGGTATGAAGTTCATCGAATATGACGCCGTGGGTGTTGAAACCGTGCTTGTTCGCCACGTCAGCGGAAAGCACCTGGTAGGAACTGTTGGTGGGCAGGTAGGTGATCTTCTTCTGCGATTCCAGAATCTTCACCCTCTTGGACAGCGCCGGGGAAAAGCGCACCATGTCCACCGCCACGTCAAAGACGATCTTCGCCTGGTTCCGGTCAGCGGCGCAGCCGTACACCTCGGCGCGTTCCTCACCGTCACCGCATAAAAGAAGCAAGGCTACGGCGGCCGCAAGCTCGCTTTTGCCTTGCTTTTTTGGAATTTCGATATATGCCGTGTTGAACTGGCGGTATCCGTTTGGCTTCAGGATGCCGAACACATCCCGGATGATCTGCTCCTGCCAATCGATCAGTTCAAAGGGCTGTCCCGCCCAGGTGCCCTTGGTGTGGCAGAGCGACTCGATGAACATGACGGCGAAGTCGGCGGCATCCTTATCGTAACGGCTGTCCTTCGCCATGAACTTCGTTGGCTTGTATTTCTTCAGTTTCCGCATCGGCATTGCCATCGCCTCCTTCCTCATCATCGACAGGGCAGAGCCATGACGGGTCGTTGACGAAGGCGTCATAGGGCAGTTCAGCCCTGTCAATCAGATATTTCATTGTGGTTCTCCAGACATAAAAAAGCAGCCCCGCCAACCTTGGCGCGACCGTCGTATATGAGGAACAGAGCCTTGTGGCCCCGTCCTTTGGTTATTTGGTTTTCGGTGGTCTTCAGCTGATCTCAATGCCTCCGTAAAGGCCGCCCTCGCTGCGGTAGTAGGCGTTCCCGTTGGAGAGGACCTTGGAAAACCGGAAGGTTTTCTCGGTGTTGAGGTTCTCCCAATGGCTGGTAGTCTTGCTGCCGAACTTGCTGGTGCTTTCGGTCAGTCGGACCCGGATGCTCTTCTTGTTGACCTTGATGATCTCGCCCTGCCACTCCGTGCTCTGGATCAGGAGCCCGATGCAGCTTCCGGTGTAAGCCCTGACCTTCATTCCGACCTGCGCGTTTTTCATGTTCCTGCCCTCCGTTTTTCTTTGTTTTCCCTTTCGGTATGTGCATATTACCGTCAGGTGCGGAGGATAGCAAGTTATATCTGCCGTGTTTCCGGGCATATACCGCACAAAGATACAGCCTGCGGATTGTGTACATTTGTACGAGGCACAGAGCCTTTCGGCTCCGTTCCCGGCGGCGGTTTTCCTTACAGCCGCTCGATCTGGCAGGTCATCCCGTCCACATCCACGATGCGGTAGGTGCGTCCGCGCCATTCGATTTCCCGGATGCGTACCCCAGTGTAGGCGTTGCTGCGCTGGCGGTCGGAAAGGACCCTGCCATGCGTCTCCATCCAGTCAGCGATGTTGCTCATAAGCCTTGCCTCGCGCTCCATCTTGTCCGCGTAGTTCATCCCGGCACCTCCCTCGGCTCAGTGTGCCATCGCCCAGGCAATGGCGTGTCCGTCATCCTCGAACTCGACCTCGCTGACCGCCCGCAGCCCGATGGCACCTTCGCAGGTGTGGTCATCGGTCAGGAATTCGTAGGTAGCCCCGTAGTAGCAGGGCTTGTTCCTGCCGTTGTAGTAGTGGCCCGCGATGATGACCTTGTCTCCAAAGGTCAGGAGCTTGCTCCATCCGCACTCCAGGTCTTCCGGGGTGGTGGGGTTCGGCAGCCGGTACTTTCTCATTCCTTCGTTGATCGTCATGGTCTTTGCCCTCCGTTCAGTGTGTTTTTCCCTTTCGGTATGGACATATTCGCTCTGAAGCGGAGATATAGCAAGTCAATTCTGAGATAAAACTGGCCGCACATCCCACAAAGATCGGCGGCCGGAATTGTGTATATTACGGGCGGTATGCCCGATGGATGATGGCGAGGATTTTCTCCTGCTCCTCGGCGGAAACGCCGATGCTCTCCAGCGCCTGCCGCGTTCCGCAGTCAGGGCAGATGAGCGTTTCGTTGTCCGTCCGGGACAGCGCCGGAGCCTCGCCGTAGGTCTGGCCGCAGAGCGGGCAAACCCTGATTTCTCTTACGTCATTCTTCATTTCCGCACACCTCCGCGCATTTGTCATAGGCAGCCAGCAGGACGTTCCTGTCGAAGAAGAAGGTGTCGTACCCTTCCAGGCAGACCCTCATGTAGAAGTTGCTGGGGATTCCGATGGGCCTGTCCTCATGCATGATGTAGGCGAAGGCCGTCACCGTCCTGCGCCTACCGGAGCGGATGCCCTTGTACTGCAGGCGGATGTCCTTCTTGTAGTAGAAGGACGGGAACCCCTCGTAGCGGTCCAGCGCCGCCTCGTCCGTTGGAGTAACCTCCCAGATGACCACAGGGACGGAACCGCCGTCCTTCTCCTCGATGGTCAGGTAGGAGCCGGTCTTGCTGCCCCGGAATAGCAGCTCCCAGCCCTTGAGGTCAGCCGTGCCAAGGATCGTGGCCCCCGGGCAGCGCATCCGCATCTGCGGAACGTTGAGGTTGCTGCCGTAGGCGATGTAGTATCTTTTTGCCATTGCTGTTTACCATCCTTTCTGAAGGGCTCACCCTTCTACCACCGAAAGCCCGCCTTGTGGCGGGTTCGGTAGGAGGAGGCTAAGTCCTCCGTGCCCTTCAAGCGGCGCGGCCGTTGCGGAAGGCTGCGTCCCCGGTAAGGTTCCTGGTCAGGAAGTCCCTCGCGGTGGCGAATTCCTCTCCGATGAAGCCCAGCCTCATCAGCCAGGTGCGCATCGCGAACTTGGGGTTCTCGGTCTGCTGGGGCTTGGGGCTGGCGGTCTTGACTTCCTTCGCCATCTCGCTCAGCGCGAGGCAAAGCTGGATGTAGCTCTTCAGCTGTCCGGCGTGGATGCCATTGCGCTTGCCGTCCGCCGGGGCGTCAAACTGGAAAAGCCTGAACTCGATGGTCCCCTTGGTGAAGGTGGCGTGGAGGTTGAGCATATGGTACCGGCTGTCGTTGTAGTGCTGGTCACGTCCGTAGTTCGCGCCGTTGCCCTTGTACCAGATGTCCGCAAGCTGCGTCATGGTGGTGGGCTTCCTGCGGTTGAGGAGGTCGAGGAAGTTGTGGTTGACCGGCTTGCAGTAGTGTCCGTAGCGGTTGCTGTTCCGCTCCAGCTTCAGGGCATCCACCAAAAGCTCCTCGTGACTTGCCATGATGTTGGCGAGGTTCCGGAGGGTCTGCGGGGTGTGCCCGTTCGCTCCGATGTGGATGTGGACCCCGCATCCGCGGGTGGCGTCGCTCTTCGCGCCCGCCTTGCGGAGCCTTCTGCAAAGCTCCTGCAGGGTTTCAATGTCCTCGTAGCGGAGGATCGGGGTGACCAGTTCGCACTTCTCGGCGTCCGGCCCGCTGATGCTGATGTCGCGCTGGAATTTCCACTCGCGGCCGCTGGCGTCCCATGCGCTCCAGGTGTAGTACCCGTTGCGGCGGGCGGTGTCCTCGAAGCGTCCCGTTCCGAAGAACTCGGCGGCGATCTGGGCGGCTGCCTTGCGGGTGATGCTGTTCATCTCGACCTCGACCCCGATGGTCTGGTTCTTGAGGTTCTCAATCTGGCGTGCGGTTTTCTCTGTCATGGTTTTGTCCTCCGTTTTCCTTGTGTTTTGGGGCTTTCCTTGCCCTTGGCGTAGTGTATTAATCACTCTAAACGGAGGATATAGCAAGTTATATCTGCCGGATTCCAGGGCATAAACCGCACAAAGATACAGCGCCCGATCTGGTGTATCTGCCGGCCTCAGACCTTCCGCACGATGTCCTCACCGTAGACCACGTTCAGCCCGGAACCGTTGCTCCAGCGCATCAGGAGGGAGCCGGTATCGTCCACCCCAAGCACCTCGCCGATGGTTCCGGGCGGAGGAGCCTGGACATCGTCCATTCGGATCAATTCCACGAGGGTACCCGCAGGGTATTCCCTGCGGATGCGCTCGACCGTTTCTCTGGATGGGAAGTTCATGCCTCCACCTCCTCACTGGTGTTCTCGGCGGCGGCTGCCTTGGCGGCGTCCCTCTTGGCTTTCTGCGCCGCACTGAAAGCGTCGGCCTTTTCCTTGTTGGGGAAGGCTGCGCTGCCGGAGAGGTTCTTCAGCAGGAGCTTGCGCTGTTCCTTGCTGTCTGCG